TCTGGCTGCCCGACATCAATGCGGATATTTCGTTTAGCGGCTGGTTGCGCAGTTGCAGCTGCTGGGCCAGCGCCTGTTGTTGGGCGGTGTTGCCAAACTGTGCCGCCTGCAATGCCTGGTTGAACTGCTGCGCCTGCGCTGAGTTCTGAGCCGCCTGCTGTTGCAAGGCCGCGTTTTGATTTTGGCCGATAGCCTGATTCTGCAAGCCGGCCACGCCCATCAGCTGGCTGTAGATCTGCTGCGCGGCTTGATTCTGCGCTTGAGCTGCGGTCAAGCCTTGCGCCATGTTCTGCTGCACGGCCTGATTGAACGCTTGGTTAGCCGCTTGACCTTGGCCAAAGTTTTGCGCCACGGCTTGGTTGGCAAAATTGCCCGCGCCTAATGCTTGCTGGTAATTCTGACCGGCTGCCTGATTGGCCATTTGCGTGGCCGCTTGAGCCTGTGCAAAATTGTTGGACGCAGCTTGATTGCCGGCTTGCTGGTTTTGCAAGTTGGCGTTAAACGATGCCAACTGAGCTTGATTGCCAAACTCGCCGGCCTGCACCCGTTGGTTAAACTGCTGCTGCTGGGCAGCATTGCCTTGCTGTGCCGCTGACTGGGCCTGTTGATAGTTCTGAGCCATGGCTTGATTGGCCGCTTGGTTGGCCGCTTGGCCCGCGCCAAACTGCGACAGCTGCGCCTGATTGCCAAACGTGCCTAGCGCCTGTTGTTCGCCCAAGCCCTGCTGGCGGGCGGACATATCAAGGTTGAGGCCTTGCAATGCCGCCTGTGTGCGCAGGTCGTTTTCCTGCTGGCCCTGAAGTTTCAGCGCCTCGTTGTACGCCTCACCGCCGGCCACTAAACCTTGGTTGGCCAACTGCGTCTGTAACTGCGCACGCTGGCGCTCAAGCTGCGGGTCAAGGCGCGACAGGATGGCTTGCTGCGCCGTGGTGCCGGCGTTAACCGGCATTGCGGCAAGGTTTGAGGTGTCGAGCCGGCTTTGCAGTTGCGGGCCGCTGGGGCCGGCCTGCGCGTAACCATACTGACCCATAGCCGGGCCGCCGTTTACAGGGCCGCCAAAGTCAATTTGCGACTGCAATTGCGGGCCGGCCACGCCGCCCTGCTGCATCCCAAACATTCCCGCCTGCGGGCCGCCCGTGGCTTGCTGTTGCGGGCCAAGGTTACCCTGAGCATAGCCATACTGGCCGGCAGACGGGCCGCCTTGTGCCATGCCGTACTGGCCGGCAGACGGGCCGTAATTAACGCCCTGAGCGCCCACATTGGCGCCAGCCATGCCGTACAGGCCAAGGTTAGGCCCTTGCGCGACTTGGCCGGTTTGACCTAAGCCGGTCTGGATGGCCGGGCCTTGGAACTCAAACGGGGTGCCCATGACCTTTTGAGCCGTGCCAATTTCTTGCTGGCCGAGGTTGGCCAGCTGGTACTGCACCTGCTGTTGTGCCTCAAGGGTGCGCTGCGCCTCGGGGGTCAGCGTCTGCGTAATCGTCGGCGTGTCTTGGTTGGCCGTGAATTGCTCGCGGGTCGGGGCAGCCGCGCCCGGCACAAACTGGCCGGTTTCATCGTAGGTGCCTTGATTGCCAGCCGCGTTGTAGTCGGCCAGCGCCTTGTTGTAGCCGGCCTCGTCAAACGTGCCGTAGCTGACGCGCTGCGAGCCAAGCGGGCCGTTAATGTTGGGGTTGGACAACCGCGCAGTTGTGCGGGCGGCATCGACATTAGCCGCGCCTTGCGCTTGGGCTGCGGCCTGATAGTTAACCGGCGGTGGTTGGTCGATTTTTTTTCCCATAACGATCTCCTAAGAATCGGCACGATTCACGCGCCAACGTCAAAAACACAATATCGCCGCCGGGTGCTGCGTCCACTAAACGCGCTTCCTCGGTAAAGCCCATTTTCTGCACCAGTCGCAGCGCCGGCCCGTTGTTGTTCACCACTGGCGCGACAATCTTGTCAGCGCCGCAGGTTACAAACGGGTAGCGGTAGACCAGTCCCAAAAACTCTTTGGACAATCGACCAAGAAAGGCAATGTGGCAGATGATGCTTTTGCCGTTCCAATTCTCGTAGATCACGCCGGCCACCAGCTGGCCGTCGCGCACAAGCCCAATGGCCTGCGACTTTTGCGCGTGATACGCGCCGCCGATCTGGGCTGCTACCCAGTTACCGACGCTCTCGCCGTCGATTATATCCCCTGCCATCCGGCTTGGAACACAACGTCGGTTGATGCCCACTCAATTTGCAAACCGCTGCTGGCGCTTTTCAGCTGCACAGCCGCCGCGTAGCCCAAGCCCGTAACGCCTTGCCAGTTGTTTGTGATCTTCAGGCCCGAGGCCCAAATGCCACTGTCCCATGTGCTTGAATCCCATGTGCCGGTTGTGGACGGGCTATAGGACAGGGCACTGGTGTTGTCGGCCACGTTGTAGTCGACGTTCACGCCCACAAAAATGTTGGGGTTGCCGTCTGTAAACACGTTGGGCCGGCAGCGGGTGAAATACTTTTGCACACCGCGTTGGTCAAAATAGTTAAACGCTTGCAGCGCGTTGGTTTTGATGTTGGCGGTAGCGTCTTTGTAGGTCGTGGTAAACGCTTTGCCCACAAACCCGTTGCCGCCAAAATAACTGTCATCCTTGAACTCGCCCCAGCAATACGCGCCCCAGCCGGTAAACTTGCACCAACTCTGCGTGATGGTGTTCATGGCGTACTGTTGCTGCTGATCGTCAGCCACCGGCACATTGACAAACACCGCGTTATTCTTGGCGTTGTAAACAATCTGCCAGCCCACCGCCGCATGGTCGCCGCCGTAAGCGGTTGTAGCGTCCGTGATTGCGCCTTGAATCTTGTTCGACAGCGCCACTCGAGGGTCAAGGCGCGATGACTGAAGGCTTGCGGCCAGCGGCAACAACCCGTCGTAGGTCAACACCAGCAGGTCGCCGCCGTACTTGAGAAAACACCGTTTGCCAATGGGGCTGCCCAACTTCCACACGCCCGACAACGCCCATGTGCTGGCGCTGGATGGGTCTGTGCCGCGGTAAACAATGACTTCGCCCTTGGAGGTAATGAATACCAGGTTATCGTCCACGCCATAACCTGCGTCGAGCGTCCATGTGTCCAAGTCGACCAAATGGCCGCCGAAACGGGCAATGCTGCTTAGGTCGAGCGCCTGCGCCGCGCCGCCCACACTTGAGGTTGGCAAATACCACGCCTTGAGGGTGTTGCGCTCAATGAACCACACGCGGTTTTTGAACAGCGTGATGTTGTCCAGTTTGGTCGTGGTAATGCCAGTAATGGCTGGCGTCGACGCGCTATCAATGGCCGTCCATGTGGTGCCATCGTATAGCCGAGGTTTGTCCGCGCCGTTTACGCAGTACAAGTACGACGTGCTGCCAATGGTGACGTTTATGGATTCCCAGATGGCGTTGGTAAGGCCCGAGACAACCGCCGCGCCTACTGCGCCGCTGCTGCTGACATCGTAAAACGACAGCGTAGTGGCAACGGCGGCAAACATCTTGTTGGTCGGGCCGCCTGACCAGGACATCAAGCTCTGTACTTGGCCGCCCAAGCCGGTTGCGTATTGGCTGTAACCGCCGCGCAAGACAACGCTTGAGACCGTTGGGAAGAAGTTCTCCAGCGTCACCGCGTCAGTCGGGGCCATGTTGGCGATGGAGTCACGCGCGTTCCAGCCGCCCACCGGAGCCGGAAGGCTTGCGACATTGGCCGCGCTGCGCTGGATTAGCTTGGCCGCCATTTACTGGCCGAATCCGCTGTCAGGCAAATTCTCGTAACCAATTAACACCGTGCTGGCCCGAGGCGCAAACGACAGGTTAGCGGCGCTGATGTTCTGCGCCATCACCGTGCCCAGCTCCTCCATGTAGTTGCGGTACATAGCGGTTGTATCAAAGCCCTTGGCCTCGAAATACTTGAGCTTGGTCATCAAGACCATGAGCCGGTCGGGATAGATGCAGGTGTCTGTGTCTGCCGTAAAGCTGTTCTTGGCCGTGCCATCAGCGGCAGCGGCCCAAGCAGCCGAGCGGTATTCAAAGCCCAGCACTTCGTTGTACGACATGCCCGGCCATATCTGAAACGTGGTGCCCAACAGCCGCCAGCGGATACGCGGGCCGGTTGAGATGTAACCGGAGAGCAGCCACTCCCATTGCTGCGGCGATTCAGGCCCCAGCAGCTCCCAACGTTTGGATTTGTCCCACATGGTGCGCGGCACGATGGCGTCGTAATCAGACGGCAGCGCGTACTTGACCTGCTGCGCGTTGAGCGTGGCACCCGTGGCGGCAGCGGTCGGGTATTGGTTAATCGTAACCGTGGTCGAGTTATTGACCGCCGTCACATAGGTGGCATTGGGCAGGCCCTCGCCGACCAACTGGTAACCGGTGGTGATCTGCGCCGTGGAAGGTATGCCGGTGACCTGAAGCGAACTGGTCGACCATGTGCCGGTTGTGGTCAGGTACTGCGTCTGGAACACATACTGCTTGGTCAGTTCGCGCCAGTCGTGTTTGCGCAGCAGCTCGTAGCCCGATGCGTTCATCAGCGCCAGCAGCTGGATCACGTCTTGGCTGCTGTTGCCGACAACCTGCACGGGCGTAGACACACCAAGCTCAGCTGTAACCTGCTGGATCAAACTGAGCATGGTGGTCATAGGCTAGTCCTCGTGCTGCTTAGGGGGCCGGCCCGGCTTGCGGGCGGCCATCAACTGCGCCATCTGTTCCTTCAACTCGGTTAGCTCGCGCTTGGTCTGCTCAAACTCAGCGTTGTTGCTGACCTTTGTGCGGCTCAAGATGAACTGACGGGCCTGCTCACGCAAACCCGCCGCGCCCATGCCGATGCGCTGTAACTGCGCGTCGGATGCGGTGGCCAACTGCTCAACCGTCTGGAACTTCAGGATCTGAAGCTCCATCAGCTGGCTTTTGCTAAACGTCTCCGGCGCGGTCTCGTTCCAAAGGGTCAGCGGCGTACCAATCGCAGCCGCGTTGTCCTCCGCGCCCTGCATTGTGAAATACAGCCACTGCCTCGGGAACCGCTCCTTGTGGTCATCGCGCACCGGCTGATCGACAATGTTGGTTTTATCGCCCGGCACAATGATTCGCACAAAAGGTTTGCCCTTGTATTCCTTTTCCTCAGAAATGTAGAACTCGACGTGTAGGTGCGAGTCCGCGTTCTGTGTGTCGCTGTCAAGCATAAAAGCTCCCTGTGGGGGATTGATGAAGCTCGAAATTAAGCGGTGAGAATCGTAACCCACTGCGTGGCCGACACGGCAAACAAGATCACGGTCTTGGCGGTGGCCACCGTGTATGCGGCGTTGGCCGACAGCGCGTTGATTGAACTGGAAACCGGCGGATAGATGCTAATGGTCTGGCCCGAGGCGTTGTAGACCACGACGCTGGCGCCGGCCTCAGTCGGGGGCAGGATGACGCCCGTGGACGCTGAGGAGGTCGTAATGGCGTTGTAGACGGCAGACAGCTGCAAGGCGGTGGCCTGAGTGCTACCAACGGCCACAAGGCCCGTGGCTGCGTCACCGGCAATGCTGATGGTCGACAGGGGGCTGTTACCAGCCGACAGGATGCGTGAGGGAATCGACATGGTTTAAGTCCTGTGGTGAACAATGAAGATGGCGTTTTCGCCGTCGCTGCTTTCAAACGAGATGTCATAGGCGCGAAACTTGTCCCGCCACCACTGGGCCGGATACACCGACAGATGCAGCGAGTGGCCAATAAGTGCGCCCATGTGATCCGGCAATAGGCAAATCTGGAAGAAGCACGTTTTCACGCAGCCCATGATGTTGCGAATGACATCCTCAACCTGGTGCGTGGGGATATGCTCCATCACGTCTGTGCAGTAGCCAATGTCGCCCTGCACAACAAGCGGCGCGGCAAGGTCAGCCACGAAGAATGGCAATTCGATGCCAGCGTCGCGGCAATTAGGGGCAAAGTCCAGCTGCACGACCTCGCAGCCCACCAGCTGGGCAATGCGATCACCGCCGCGTCCGGTGCCGCAGCCAAAGTCAATCACGCGCTCTTTGTTGGTGATGCCGGTCAGGTTTGCAAACGTGTCGGCGGCGTGTTCGCCCGGCGACCAGAGCCGGTACGCGTCGTGCGACCACATGGCCTCGTATTTGTCGGCCTCAGACAGCGCCGGGGCCTCGCGCATCTGGCGCAAGACTTCCATGATAAGGCCGTCAGCGTCCACGGTAATGATGCAGCCTCGGTCAATAAGGTTGTTGGCCGCCTCGGGGAATAGCTCAGCCTGTCGGGCCATGGTCAGCGAGGCGGTAAACACCTTGCCGCCGGTGGTGACCTTGCAGATAGGCTCTGTGACGTTCTGAGGCTGCGCGTAGGCGTGGCCGATGGTTTGCCGGTGCGATGAGTCGTACCCAAACAGATGCAGCTTACGATAGCCCAGCGTGTACGCCAGACACATGGCAGACAGACCGACCGTAGTGCCGCCGCCGATTAGCGCAAACTCACCGCCGTACTCGGGCAAATGCTGCTCGATGTCCTCGATGGCCGGATGCCAGACACGCACTGCAAACCGATTGGCCAGTGCGTCAAAAACAGACGGATCACATTGGGAGGCGATCAGATAGGCGTTGGCCTTGCCGATAAGGCTCGCATTGCTGGGGCGGGCATCCAAAATGACTTGGTAGTCGGGCCGGATGCCGTGGCCCATTAGAAACTGTGCCGCGCCGTTGAGCGCGAAAATGACTTGGCCTAGCTCGTGACGCTTGCGAATAGACGGCAGATGCTCGGCCAGTGAGGGGCCGCCGCCGACCAAAACAGCGTGGCCGTCGTGCGCCGGCAGTTCTGCAACCCACGGCAAATCGCGCCCGCTGTTGGCCTCAATGTTGGCAAACAGAGTTGCATCGTCGGTGTTGCAAAGTATTTCGATGTCCATAAGGGAAGCGGCCAGCAAGTTGCCCTGCTGGCCGCAGCCGGTTAGGTCACGCGGCCTTGCAGGTGCGGACGGTTCAACACGACGTTAACGGTCGTGGTGGCCGAGGCAACGGTGGCAGTGTTGGCGGTACGAGCGCCCAAGATTTCTTTGCCCGATGCCGTTGCGCCAACCTTGCCAGTGGACTTGACGCCCAGAGCAACGGTAGCCGCAAAGTTCGAGGAAGTGGACTTGGACACAACAGCCGTGCCAGCAATCTGGTACCAGCCGTACAGACCAGCCGTGGTGGCAGCCATGGCAACAGCAACAGGACGTGCCTGGTTAGCGGTTGTGGCGGCCAACGTGGTCTGGTAAGTCGTGCCGTCGTAGGTCACCAGCGAGCCAATCGCAGTGCTGGCAACGCCCAGCAACAAGATGAACTCACCAGCGCCGTAGGTCGGATCAAACGCGCGTTCGATCTGACCCAGCACAGCCGGAGGGGTGGGGATAACGCTCGTGCTGCCGGTCGACACACCCGACGGGCTGGTCACGCCCGAATCGGTCTGGTTGATCTGCAACAAGCCGAGCTTGTGATCGTCAAAGGTATAAGCCATGGTAAATACCCCTTAAGCGATCAGGCAGCCGCAGAACTGCGGGCCTGACGAAGTGAGGTTGCCAGCCCAGCCGATCAGCTTGACGATGGCGTCCTGGTTGACCGCCTGACGCTCGCCGCCAATCGGAACGAAGTTGCGATCCTTGTGCGGGCGGAACATCAGGTACTTGGTGTTCAAGAACCACATGTGGTTAGCAGTGGCCGCAGCACCAATACCGCCGTCCAGCACCACGTCGGAGGCCATGCCCGCGCCGTAGTACTTGAGCGAGGCAAAGCCAGCGCCAGCCATGCCCGAGCCGCTGTCGGTGATGCGCTGAATCGACTGCAACGACTGCAAGTAGAGCTTGTAGTAGTTGTTGTCGGCCACGATCAGGTCAGGCTTGTCGGTGCCACGGATCAGCTGCACAGCCAGCGCGTCCATGTACAGCTGAATGGTCGAAGCCGTCACAGCGCCGCCACCGTCCGTCACGCCCGAGTACTTGATCGAGCGCCAGAACGAGTAATTGGCACGGTTGATGCCGCCATAGGTGCCGGTTGAAGGCGCATCAGGCACAGCAGCGGCAAGGCCGGTGATGTTCTTGCCCGAATTGCCGGTGCCGTCCAAGTAAATGTCACTGCCGATGCGGTTCATCAGCTGGGCCTCGGCAACGTCCATGCGGCCATCGAGCAGGTCGATGATCGCCTCTTTGCCCGAGTTCTGGATCATTTCCAGACCCGAAATCGACACGGCAGCAGCGTACTGCGTAATACCGAACTGCGCCGAGCTGATCGGGCTGTTCTGCGACACGTTCAGCACTTCATAACCAGAATAGCTATTGGTGTTGTTGGTGGTCGAGTCGTTGTACATGATTTCTTGCAAAATCACGTTACCGCCGGAGAACGTCTTGACGTTACCCCGATCCTTGATGCGACGAAGCAACGCATTGTTGTTCGTCACGTTGTCAGCGAGTTCACCACTGCGGCTCTGAATGTTGGTCGCAATGATGTCGCTGATACTGGAATTGGCAAATGCCATTTTATGCTCCTAGTTTCAGGTGGATCAAAGACGATCTGACAAGCTGGCGATTTGCTCAGCAAGTAGGGATCGTCGGTCTTGCGCTTTGGGGGCCGTGTGGGTTCCGGGTGTGGAACTTCTGACGCTCACCGCTGCTGCTCGGGCCGCTTTGGCAGCCCTGTCGGCGCTGGCGCTTCTTGCCGCCTCAATTTGAGCTTGTTGGCTCTTTTGAACGGTGTCGAATAGCTCAGGGTCAAGTCGAATGGCCTTATCGTATGCTTCTTCAAGGGTTTCCGCTACCCCTGCCTCAAGCAGCTTGACCATGGTCGGACGCGCCTGCTCAAAATGCTCGGCCTTGTTTGAGAATTGGCTAATTTCGCCCAGCAGCTGCGCGTTGGCGACTTGCTCCTGCTGTTGTTTCCAGCCGTTGATTTCGCCGCGCACGTTGGTCAGCTCGTTTTGCAGTTGATACAACGTGTGGTCAGCCGGCGCCAGCGTCTGCGGCAATTGGCCGTCGAGCTGGATGCCGTAGGACTGCGCCAATTGCCGGAACATGGCCAGCTTCTGTTCGGGGGCGCTCGTGCGCAGCTGGTGGTCGGCCTTGAGCAAC